ACGACGTGCGGCACTTTTTTAAGGCATCGGGAAATGATTGTGATAAACTTGCTTTGCCCTTCGTAAACGTCGTCCCAGCGTTTTCCCGATTGCGAGCAAGGGTAGTTTTTGAGCAGCGCCAGGCCGTCAACGGCTGTAATGCTGAAAGCATACGGAAAGTCATTATCCTCAATCGAGATTTCCGGCGAATTGATAACGCCCGCCCAAAAAAACGTGCCGGACTTGTAAATGGCAACTGTGAAACGCCCCTCTTTCGCGCCAGCCATGTCTGTTATCAACTGCTCATGGGTCGAGTCCTCCACCATCATTACAAACTGTGCTGTACTGGCAAGGATAGGCCAGTGCAAATTATCTTCGTCGCCTCTGTATTCAATGTCCACGCCGCCCGCCGCTACATAAAACTCTGTCTCGCTCCCGACAAATTCGGAATCGTGAATTTCAATTTTCCATGTCAAGCCCTCCGACCATGACAGATGTTCACTTACGAATCTTAGTGCCATTATCTAATTCTTGCCTCTTTTGCCTGCTGTTTTTTCCAAATGAGATAAACGTCGTCGCCGCGAATGACGGAAACAATTTGCCCGTCCCTGAATCCGCCGCCACCGCCCGCCGCCATGACTTCGCGGAAAACATCGCGCATCTTGTTTTCAGGGGTAACGATTTCAGGGTTTGTTCGCGCTCCCGCGTATTCGCCCGCCATGACGAAAGTAGGTGAAGTCAACACGCCGCCTTCGGCAAGTGCCGGTATCTTTACTTTGTTTATCAGACTGTTAAACAAACCTTGCGCAAGTGCGCCGGTCGCCGCGCCCAATGCGAGGGCGGCAAACGGGTTGAGGGCTGTCGAAAGCAGCGCCTTTGTCACGACAGACGCTACGCCTGTTTTTATCAACCCGCCCACAATCTTTTTCAGCGAGGCCACTACGCCGCCCGCCATTTCCTCAAGTCCCTTCCCGGCATCGGCCAAGCCTTCCAAAGAAGTCACAACGCCAAAGCCTATTTGTTGGAACACCGAACCGTTTTGCATCATGGTTTCAGCAACCAAATCAAACGCCTCTTTGAAATTCAGCGTTTCGGTGGTGAGCGCCTTCATTATCGCCTGTGCCGGTGTCAGGGCTGCCGGTATTTCCGCGCCTATTGTTTTCAGGGCTTTCAAAGCCCCATCCATTCCGCCCGTCATTGCTTTTCCCATTCCTCCGAGCGATAAAACTGGCGCTTCGAGGGCGGGTAATTGCAGGGTTTCAAGCGGCGCAATCCCCATAGCCGCCCGCGCTTCGTTCCATTTCTTTTGCGCCTCTTCGTTTTTCTTTACCGTTTCGAGGTAGGCGTCTAAGGCCGTCTTTGCCGTTTTCGCTTCGTCACCGCTTGCTTTTGTCGACGCATTGCTCGCCCGCGTTGTCGCCTCCACCGTGACGTTTTGCTGCGCAAGTTTCATCAACTCTTCCCGCGTAGCGAGCAGCGCCGCCCGCGCTTCGTCGTGATTCTTTATTGTCGTGCCGACCTGCCGGGAAACGAAATTCCAGTTTTGCCCCATCGAAAGGACGGCATTGCCGATGCTTTGCCAAACCGACGGGTTGGAATTGTCTTTGAGGTTTCGCAGTTGCGTATCAATGTCAGCAATATCTTCTATTGCCTTTCGCGCCGTTGCAGCGCGTAACATCGTGTTTATCAGCCCCGACGTTACCTTGTCAAGTTCAACGGTATCTACTGCCTCACCTTTCAGGGCTTTGCGGTATTCCGGCGAAATGGAAATAAGTTTGTCCATTGCCGCCCGGCGTTCCTCTTTGGTCGCCGTGTTGCTTTTGACCACGCCCGTGAGCGCCTCGATTTCAGCGCGTTCCGATGCGATTGATTCCGCCGCGCTTTTTTGTGTCTGGTCAACCGCCCGCGCTGCCTGTGCCGCCGCGCTCATGTCTTTTGACATTACCGCAAACGCCGCCGCCGCCGCCAATACGACGGCTGCAATGCCGCCAATAACGCTTGCTTTCATCGCGAAGTCAAGCGCCCGCCATCTTGCTATTAAAGAGGGTATCGCTTGCCCGGCAAGGCTTTGAGCAAGTACCCTTTGCAGCGCCAAAAAGGCTATATTGAGTTTGCCCGCAACCAGTACGCCGTACTGCATTGCCTTAAATGCCGGCCCCAAAGCAAGAGCAAAAACGCCAATCCCGACAACCAAACGCTTTGTGCCGTCGTCAAGGTTGCGAAATGACGCGGCAAGCCCCATAATCCAATCCGCAAAGGCATTGAGTTTGCCGGAAATATTAAAAGTTTTGTTGAGTTCTTCGCCTACGCTTGCAAGCGCATCTTTGATTGCATTTTGCGCATTGACAATCGAATTTGCAATACCACCTTGCGCCCGCTCCAAATCGCCCATGCGGTTCGTCAGCCTTAACACAAACTGCTCTGCCGAAATGCCCAAATCCCGCAAGCCCTCCGCCGTCGCCGTACCGAACTCATCTTGCATCACTTTTGCCAGCACGGGCATATTTTCGAGGATAATAGACAAATCCTCTTGCATTATCTTGCCCTTACTGATTATCTGCGTAAACTGCTTTGTCACGCCGTCCAGCTGGTCGGCTGTGCCGCCGGACAGGGCAAGTGCGTTAGCAAGTTCGACAATGATTTTTCGCGCCTGTTCAGCCTCGAATCCGACACTTTGCAGCCGCACCGAACCCTTCACCGCCTGTTCAAAGTCAAGGCCTGGCGCAAGCGCCGCTTTGCGTAGTTCCTCAAGTTCTATCCGCGCCTCGTTCACGCTTCGCCCCGCGTCTTTCATTGTTCCCTCAAGTGCGAAGCGCAGGCTTTCAATATCGCCCGCTGCCTTGACGGACATAGCGCCGAACGCCGCCAGCGGCGCTGACAGCGCAAGTGAAAGGGAATTGCCAATACTGGAAAATGAAGATACCGCACCCCTCAAAGACTTTTCCGCCTCGCGGATTGCCTTGTTTATTCCTTTCACGTCCGCACCGATGCGGAAATTTAAACCGGGTGCTATGGTTGCCATGTTTTACGCTGTCGCGGCTTTTATTGCCCACATTGCGGCATTTTCATATTCTGTCTGTGCTAAGGCCGCGAGACGTGGGTCTTTTGATTTTAAATCCTCGCATAGATTTATTAACTCTGCGGTCTTTTGTTTGATTTGGTTTACTGTATCGGATTGCGAAGGGTTAAACTCTGTGCGGACTCTTTGTTCGCCAACTGTTTTTTCTGCCATGTGTTATTTTTTTTACGCTTCAGGTAAAATGAGGGGCATTGTTTCGCCTGCGAAAAAGTCAATGCCTTTTGCTATTTTTAGAACTTTTGCGAGGTGTTCGCGGTCTTTTGCCAGTCGCTTTTCAATCGCTTCGAGCGTTTCCATGTCGCCGGGCAGGTGGTATAAATCTTCGGGGCGCTTCAATGAGCCTTTTTTCGTGTGCGGCAAAAAGGCGTAAAAGGCCGCTATTCGGGTGTTTCTCGCATCGTCTATTCGCAACGTCTCAAATCCTTTATATCTCGCAAAAAAATAACGGGGCGTGGTAATGTCGAACTCATCTTCGGACATTCCCAGCCGCCCCGCTATTTCGTAGAGTTTGTCCCAGTCAATTAGCCCGGCTGACTGGTCGGGATTGTCGTCGCCTTTTTTTTTGCATTGTCGCCGGGCGCTTCTTCCTGTGCGGGCGAAAAGAGCGAAGCGGAAACTTCATTCAGCGCCGCCGTGATTATTGGCCACGTGTCGCCCGAGTCGTCCAACAAATCCTCCACCGCTTCCAGGCTGTACGGCTTCGGGTCTTTGGCTTTCCTCGCACCTGTTTCCAGGCCGCATGAGAGCAACAGAAGCAAGTCCGAAAACATAATTTTGGACATATCGCCCTCGCTGAACGTGACAAGGACGCTGCCGATTGGTCGCTTTGTCGTTTCCTCGAATCGGCGAACGCCCGCCATGCCGAAGGCAAAAGGCAATTCCTTTTCTCCTATTTTTAAAAATATCATGTTTCCCGGTTTAGAATGTTCCTTTATATGGCGTTCCGCTGCCTTGCAGCGATGCGGAAAATGTACAGTTGCTTTCCTGGTCGGGGCTGCCAATTTCCAACGAGGTAAAATAACCCGAACCCGACAATTTCACGTCGCCCGAAACGCCCGTGCCGGCAATCCATGAGAAAGAAGTACGCGCCTGCAAAACATCATAAACGCCTGTTGTTGTGGTGAAAACGCTTAGTGTATCATCGAGGGCAATAAGCCCGGACACCGATAACTCATAAGAGCGCAAGCCTTCCAGCAATTCACGGTGTCCGCCACTATCTTTAGTAGTGATGTCGCGCGGCTCCATGCTGTACGTGATAGAAAGGTCGTTTTGCCGGTTGAAAACCGTACCTCCCGCGCCCGTTGAGTTTCGGAAGGTAAATAGGGTGGTATTGATTACGTTTGTCGTTGGCATGGCCGTTATTTTTTACGGTGTTCGGTGAATGCGGACTTGATAGTCCGTTGATATTCTGAAAATGTCTTTTTCCGTTTCCATCGTTTCATTCCGGTTTTCAAATCGAATCCCGTCTACAAAGTAGGTTGTGTCGCCCGATACGCTTACGCTGTTCCTGTACCTGTCCAGCCGCTTTCTGACCGCTTCATCAATTTGTTGTGCCGCATACATTGTTTTGGCGTAACTGTCCACCTGTACCCGTATTGCGTCGAGTGTCGAAGCGCCAGTTTTAGTGTCCGAAGGCTCCACCGCTATTGTCGTAATACGGACGGCTGGTAGTTTTTCCTGTTGGGGTATCGTAAGCGGGTAAATCTTGTACCCGTCGCCTTCGGCGTCCAGCCCGACCAAACTTTGCACCGTCACGTCGGCGGCTAAAATCGTGTACAGTATGCCGCTAATGTTTGCCATTTATCCGGCGTTTTGCCTTGCGAACTTTGCCGCAAATCGGTTCATGTTTGTTTGCATCCGCACAATTACACGGGGCGAAGCCTGTATAATTGCCGGACGTACAAAAGGCTTTGCAGCCATGTTCACCGTGCCATACTCCACCCAATGCAGATAGTAAGCATCGAAGCGAGAAAGGCCAAACGTTCCTTTCGTGCCGCTTCGGGCAAGTTTAGCGCCCACAATGACATCCTGCGTTCTTTTCAAGTCCAACACCCTGAACGCTTTGCGAAGGTTGCCGGGATAGTATTTCGCTACTCGTTGCCCTTCGCCGCGTTTCGCCCGTCCGCCCCTTCTTTTAGGGTAACGGATGTGTATTTTTGCGCCAATCGGAGCGCCATTTTGCATTGCTGCCACCATAGGTTCTGCACAATCCGTTAAAATATCCTGCTGCTCGCGTTGGAAATTGTACGTCAACTTTTCCAGCGTTTTCACCGCCGCGTTGACTTGCCTTTGCCAGTCGTTCGCATCTATTGTCAACTGAATTGAGTTTGCCATTGTCAGGTTGTTTCTTCTCGCATTTGGCAGGTTAACACGGTAAATCGGTCGCGCCCTAACGTGCTGACGCCTATAATGTCGCATATTTCGTTTGTCCGGTAAATCACTCGCATTTTTTGTCCCATGTTCAAATTAGCGTCGTATCGAATCTCGAAGACAATCCGGCGAAATGCCGTCTGCTGGCTTGCGCTGTACGTCTCCTTTACCCCTGCATCCGGCCATTTTACCCGCGCCAAAATGGTGGCGTAGGTTGACCATGTTTGTATCTGTTCGCCCGACGGGTTCCGGCTGTTGGAGAACGTTTGAATAGTTATCTGTTCGTCCATCGCCCCGATTGAGGGCATTATTTTTGAAAGGTTTTCCATTCAAATCAGTTGCAGCCGCCGCCCAAAAGCGATATTGGCAAATGAGCGGATTCGGTAGTTATTCGCGTCGTTTATCGGTATGTCTTCCCGGTTTTCGTACAGAAAGCCAACCATGAGCAGAATGGCACTAATGATGTCTTCCGGTACTGCCGCCGCGTTGGCGTAGCCTGCGAGGTACACACATTGCCATTTGTTCGGAAAGTCGCCGGTTGCCGGCCAAGACGACGTACTTTTTTTCACAATCCGCGCAAGCGGTGAAATGCTGTCGAGCGTGTAATTTGAGGATGCCCACGTTTGATAACTGCCGTTTTCGTCGGTGTATGAAAGCACGGGCGCTGTCGAAGTTATCAAGGGTGAAACGGCCAACTCAAATTCGGCGTTGCACGGCGTTAAATCCCAAACCTGCGTAATTGTCTGTGAAATGACGGCGCTGCCTGTGAAAAATTCATAGTGCGTTCGCGCTGCCTTTACGAGATTGTCAATGAGCGTATCATGTAGCGAGTTTGAAACGTTGAGATACGTTTTGGCATCCGACGTACTGACAGGCTCCGAGCCTGGCGCAGTCGTTACCTTCCAACTTGTTCGCTGTTCTTTAGTCGCGTATCCCATTTTTCTAAAATCGCTTTTTCCCGGTTGTGTGCGGGGGCAACGGCTACAAAAGTCATAGTCCCGGCGATTATCATGGCTTGCGCTACTCCCGTAGGCAAATCGTATTCAACGCCTTTTTTGAACTCGCCTTTGTCAACCGTTGCCCGCACTATCATTGCCCTGTGTTTTTACGCTTGCAGAATGGACTTAATTGCGTTGGCATTGATAAGGTTGGAGTCTGTACGCATCCAGCCCATGAAGCCGACCGAGAGCGCATCCCAGTACAGGTAGTCGTTCCGTTCAATGCTCACGTCGCGGATTTGACGAATCACAAACTTGGAGAAGTCGCCCAAATAGATGTGCTTCGTCGCCGTAATCGGAAGCCCGGTAGATGGGGTTACTGCCGGCAGGTCGTTGTTGATGAATACCGGCCAGCCGAGCAAGCGGTCTGGCTCGCCGGTAGCGAGGTTGCCCGGTACGAAAATGTGGGTCGTGTCGGTTGAAAAGTCCAGCGTGCGCAAATAGGCCAAAACGCTTTGGTGCATCATCCAGCCCGTTTTGGGGTTGTTTTGATAGGCATAATCAATCGAAGCCTGGAATTTGACCAGTTCGGATTTTGTGATGGCCGTTGCGCCTGCCGTTGTACCTGCGCTGCTGGTGACGGTCGTCGTGAGGCCGTAGGGTTGGTTCGTGCCTGTTCCGGTCGTCCAAACGCTGTTTGCCTTGCGCCCGATGCGGTTTGCGAGGTTTTCAGCGAGAACATTTTGCAGCAATCCTACGCGCTCATCCTGCATCAGTGAACGGCTGACCTTGATGATGTTGGAATCAATCAGCCAGTCGTTGAACAAAACTTGCCCGAAGGTCAGGTCGGAAACCGTGCGCTGTGCGGCTTGGTTTGCCGCCGTGTTGATGTTGCCAGATACTGCCGTGTCATCGCCGGTCGGCCATTCGAGCGTACCGCCGCCCGCCGCGCGGTCGTCCCACACCTGGCAAACAGTCATCATGCTGGCATACCATTTCATCATGTTTTCCAGCCTTTGGGAAAACTGCGTCGGCACGAGATAGCCGCCCAAAGAGTCGGAAGTCGTGATTTGCGTTGATGTGCCGCGTTTTTCGAGAACGGAACGCTCTTCGGGTGTCAGTTCGGACGGTGCGGAACTGTTCGAGCGCTGCATGTGCCGCCAAAAAACGGTATCATAATTGATTTCGCGCTTGCCCGCCGTCGTGCTGGTTTGTTCCGGTCGGTTGTGGAACTCCAACAGCACTTCTTCTTTGAGGCGTTGTTCCAAAATGCGCTCCGTTTCCATTTCCGACATGATGCGGGCGCAATCTTCGTTGGCCTTGCGGATTTGTTCTTGCACGTCGGCAGGGAATGTGCCGTCGGCGCTACGTTTCGCCGTAATGTCTTTGAGAGCGGCGAGGTTGTCAGTGTACTCCTTCTGGAGTTGTTCTAAACGTGTCATATTTTTGAGTTTAGGTAGTCTAATTGCCGCTCCAAAAGGGCGATTGAGACTTGTAATTCTGTATTTATTTGTTCGTTTGTGTCGCGCTGTTCGGTTTGCTCGGCTTCTTCTTGAATCGGTTGCGAGTAGGCGTCAAAACTGCGTTTTGCTACCGATGTATCGGGGTTGGCGGGGAATGTGACGGGTGAGGCGTCCATCCAAAGTGCCACGTCCGTAATTGTTCTGTGCTGCTTTCCATTTCTTGTTTCCCACTTGTCGCCCACGCCTTTGTCGGTTCTGCGGAGCATAAATCCCCAAGATGATTGGTCAACGTCGCGGCGCTCTATCGAGGCGCGCATATTTTGACCATTTGGACTATCAGGCAAATCTGCCTCATACCAACCGCCCACTTCGTCAATTCCAATTCTTGCTGTGCCGGATTTTGTGCGACCAAGAATCAAAAATGAAACATGGTCTTGCAAAATCCTGACATCGTCCATATCAGTATTTTTCAGTGCGTCGCGGTGTATTTCTTCGGTAAACCAGCCCATGTCATACGACACGCCGAATTTGAACGCATACCCGCGAATGGTATAACCTCCATTATCTTTCGCTCGAAGTTCTACGCCGCCAGTTGTGTAGCGGCGTTCTATTTCGTTAGTTGCTTGCTTGCGGTGTTCCATTTTCTGTGTCGTTTGTTTCGTTCTCGTCGTCGGTTTCGGGTTCCGCCATTTCTTGCGAGCCATTGCCTTGCGAGTTTTGGTAGGCCAAAAGCGCTTCTAATGTGAAAACCTTAGCACCTTCGCTTTCCGGCAGAATGTCCAACCCTTCGAGGCTGCGCACTTCGTCTGGCGACATCCAACCTATGCCGGTGGACGGGCCGCCGAGCGCCTGTTTATAGTAGTCGCTGCGCGACTTGGTATCGCCGCGAAGCAGGCCGTTAAAATTGAATCTGAAAAAGTGAGTTTCGCCGCGCCATTCGTTTTCGGTGAGCAGTTTTAATGCAAATTCCTGCTCGACCTGAATCGCATAAGGGCGAAGAGTAAGGTTGACAAACTGCGTTTGCAGCGTCTCCATGTTGTTCAGCGTTGCGTTGTCTAACTGCCCCAGCATGGGAACAGGGACGCCGAAAATGCGGGCGCTTTGGTTAACCTGGAAATTGCGGGTTTCATTGAGCGTTGCTTCCTGCGGGTTTGAGGTGAATTTCTCGAACTTCACGCCCGCATCCAGCACCATGATTTTACCCGTGTTCTTTGTGCCGCCGTATTTTTCCGACACTTTGCGCTCTGCGATTTCCCGTTGCCCTTGCTGTAAGGCTTGCGGATATACCAATGCCCCCGACGGCGAAGCGCCATTGGCAAAGTAGGAATTACCGAAACGCTCCGATGCAATCGAAGTGCCGATGTTGTCAGATTGCATTCTTACGACATCCTCACCTTTCAGGCCGTTGATTGTCAGCCCTTTAATGTGCAGAATGTCGCGCGGCAAAAGGATTTCTTCCTGATAGGCATTGCCGACGGTGCGACGAATGACGTAGTACAGCCTTCCGTCGGTTCGCTGATAGACTGTTACTTTGTCCTGTTCGAGCAGTTCGAGATTTGTCGGCCTGCCTATTCCGTTGCGGTGAACCTTTACAAAAGCGTCGCCGAAACACGCCTGCAAAAACAGCGCGTATTTGAAAGAGTAGGAAGTGTAAAGGGAAAGGTCGGGAGCCGGGTTCAGCCTGACAAGGTGGTAAACGGGGTGCGACTTCGCGGGTTTTGAGCCTGTGGCCGTTTGCTCGAAAATGCCAAAAGGAAGCGAGGCAAGCGTTTTGCAGATTGTGTCTACTGCCGACCAAATCGCCGGAACGCTCAATGCCGTTTCGCGGCTTACCACTACTCCCGCATTTGAATAGTGGCCACTTACACCCCATCCGCGCCATCCGTCGTCATAAAGCGGCTGTCCGTTCGCCGCGTTGCGCTCTTCGCCGCCCGCGTTTGCGGGGCGAACGTCGGGGAAAAGGATGTTGCGAAGAGCGTGATACCACATAGTTGGGCTGAATGCCCAAAATTGCGGCCACTTTTTATGTTAAGTAGGTAGGCTGTGTGACTTTCATTTTTGAAGTCTGACTGTCTTTGAAAGCCGCCCGCTCCTTTCAAGGGTGAGCGCATTTTTGAACGCTCCAAAACTTTCATATCTGCGAAGGCCGAACGGCAATTCGTTTTCCGTCGCCTGCCACGCTTCGCGGCGCGTCCGGCATTCTGCGAGGTGTTCGCGGTAGCGGGCAAAGTAGCCGTCGTTTGTGAGCAGGTCGGCGGCGCGTTCAGATGCGATTTCAAAGTCTTTGTCAGTCATTCAAAAATCGTTTTAAATTGTTCCCACAACGATTTCGGCTTTTTGTGCGGCCATTCCGGTATCCGCGTTGAGGAAATAGGATGACGTTTAATAAAAATTTCCTTTATCAACTTTTGGTGTTCGGTTGCGCCTTCATTGTCCACAAATTCAAAGAGTTCTTCGGCGGCTTCTTTGTAGCCAAAATCTGCAACGCAAATCCCGTCTTTCATAACTTTAACGTAAAGATTTAACCCATCTATGCCCATCAAACAAAACAACACTTCGCCTTTTTCGATTGGAACGGATATAGTATTGCCGGAAACCTCGCGCTTCAGCATGAAGTCGGCTTTGGCAAGTATCTTAAAATCCTTTTCTTCGTTGGTGTTCATACCATTTCCTTTTACCCGCCAATCAGCCGCACAATGCTTTCAAAGCGTTTGCGGTTGACTTCGAGCATGTTGTAATTTTGTAAGATGTGATATTTTGACCGTTGCCAGGTTTCGGCTATCAATTCCGGGTCGGTCGTAAATTCAGGGAGCGCACACTCCCAACCGTCTTTCCCGGCGTAGTTCGTTACGCACACGCCGCCCGCCATTGTCGCTTCCATCCACGCAATACTGCTTTTGGCATCATTGAAAGCATTTTCTTCCAAAGGCTTCCAAAATACATTTGCGCCGGTGCTGCCAAGTGAGGCAAAGAAGTCCAAAACTTCGTCGTAATCCACAAAATCAACGTTCGCGCCGTGTTCCAAATTCGGCCAATATCCCCAAAACCTCCAGCGCTCGTATTTAGAGCGCCAATTTTTGTACCATTCTCGCGCGAAAGGCGCTGTCACGTCGGTGAATTGTGCAGTGCTGCCACGCCAACAAGCGATGCCCTTGTAAGGGGCGGGTTTGTCGGGCAAATTGCCGGGCATTACGGCGTTCGGGATTGTCACCGTGCGCCCTAAGTCGCCCACGCTGTAACGTAGTTGTTCGGTGGATACCCAAACCATGTCCGCCATGTCGTATATCTCCCGCATCCGGCGAAAGTGCTTTCGGTAGCCCGATGCGGCAAAGTGATAGTGCGGCAAGTTCCAAAGGTCGTCATCGAGGTCGCAAAGCAAATAGACGGGCTTTTGGGTTTGGAATTTCTTGATAGATTCGGCGATTTTTAGCGCGTTGTCAGACGTTGGCCGGAACATCAAAACGACATCGGCCTGTAAAATGTCTGAAACAGTCGGGTTGTGGCTGTACTGAAACTCTATTTGTGTCGCGTACTGTGTGCGAAGGACGGAAAGCGGTAGGGTGTTCCGCCACCACGAAACGCCATCGAAACTGCCTGTGTCGTAAACGAGGATTTTAATCATTCAAAACGGGAAAAAATACCCTTTGCTAACGCCATTCTCCCAAAGGAGAGGCTTTTGCATATCGGGCCGGTGATTGATACCTGAATAGTGGGTAATGAGGGACTTTCGGAGCAGGTTGGGGTTTTTCGGCTTACTGCCGCGATGCGCAAGCCATGAATGCCAGATTAGCACGTCGCCTTTTTTTGCGTCTGTCCACTCTTTTGTCATCTCTAATTTTATGTCTGGATTCTTTGATACAACTTTCGACCACGCCTCAACAACTCTTGAACTCGAACCCCTTATCTCGCGCTCAAACACTTCATCCAAAAACCTTTCCGCGATTCGCGGCCAATCTGGGTTCGCGGCTTCGTGCGGCTCCAACAGCGCCCGTACCTTTTCCCCGCGCATAACCGGCCATTTGTGAGAACCTGGCACAAACTCGAAAACGCCGCTGTCGGGGTGAATGTCATCAAGCGCAAACCAGCAGGCGAGGTAATGTCCGTTCACTTCTGGCGGGTTCAGGTAGTCGTCTTGATGCCAGTTGCGCTCTGTGCTTATCCAGTTGCAAAGGTTCAGGCTCATTCCCATCGGTTCGCCAATCAGACTTTCCAAGATTTCCATAAGTGGCGCGTAA